TAACAATAGCAAGTGGGTCTACACTGACAATAGAATCAGGAGGGAACGTAGCAATACTATGAGCAATCTTCTAGTACAAAACATAAAGCATACAAATAATACTACGGCTCAGACTATAGATACATCAGGTAGAACTACTGCTTTACTAAACAATGATACTACCTATCGTTCTGATAGTGGAGCAGTTACACAAAATTTAGTGTTAGGTTTAGTAAAATTGTCTTCTAGTTGTAGTGATGCTGCAGCAACAAATGGAGCTTTTAATGTTTCTGGGGGAACAGACCACGGAACAGGCGATTATTCTTATGCTCCTATAAACAACTTTGCAAACAACTTTACGAAATACAGTGGAATAATTAGGGACACTTCTCCGGGTCAGGTTGCTACAAGAAACAATGCTAGACATGATGTGAGTGTTATTGCATATGAAACAGCAAATGCAAGTGGTTCTAATGCGGACCTTTCGCATGAGATAAATGTTTTTGGAGACTTAGCATAATGGCAACACTCAAAACAAACACACTTACAGGCACATCAACAGCAGGGTCTATTGCCGTCACAGGAGAGGGTAACTCTACAACTACCAACTTACAGCAGGGTTTGGCGAAGATGTGGGCAAATGTTGATGGAACAGGCACAGCAGCTCTTGATGACTCTTTTAATGCAAGTGGATTGACAGACAATGGGACAGGAGATTTTACTGTAGCAATTAACAATGATATGTCAAATGCAGACTATTCTTGTCAGTTCAATGGTAATTCAGCCCATGTAGGACTTACTGCTATAGCAACAGGAAGTCTTCAAGTATTTGTTACGGCTGCCAATGACTCAAGCCAAGACGTTGACCCTGTTACTTATACAGCACATGGAGACTTGGCATGAGTACACTAAGAACAAATGCCCTAGAGGGAGTAGATGCAAAGAACAGCATCACTATTGTTGCAGGTGCAGGGAATATTACCACTACGAATGTGCAAGAGGGTTTAGCTAAAGTAACGCTTATGGGAGGAACAGATGCTTCAAGAACAGACTCTTTTAATGTTGCATCTGGTACAGACAATGGTACAGGGGATTACTCTTACGGAATTACCAACGATATGGCTAGTGCTAATTATACCATTGTTGGAACAGCAACAAATGCTGTAGCAAATGACCCAGTAATATCCTGCAATCCATCAGATGATGTAACTACGGCAGGTTCTTTAAGGTTACAGCTTGGGCATACAGGAAGTGGCACTGATGGTTTTGCTCAAGTTGATAAAGTTCATTATAGTGCAGTATTTGGAGATTTAGCATGACACCAGAATTTCAAGGAACACATTTATGGGATAGACTAGGGTGGGCAAAGCAAAACCTAGAGCCATACAGAAGTGAGTATTGCATTGTATGGGAAGACCCTGACAACCTAGATGAACCTGCAAAGGTAACACACCCTGACCCTAACTGGATGGCGTGTGCATTGAATGGTGGCATACTACCACCTGTGTGGGTTTATTGGGAACTCAAGAAGGACGAAGCAAAGCCTGACTTTGTAAAGCATACACGAGGATATCTGTTGCATAACACTGAGCCAGTAAAGGCTATGACAGAAGAACAGGCAATAGAATATTTAATAATGAAAGATATACCTGAGAGGGTATGGAGAGAGTATGAGAAGTCTAATAAACCTAGACTTGTCATATGTAAGAAAGAGCAACTGCCACAACATCGTACATGGCGAAATGCTTGGAAAATAGCTGCTTAACTAGGAGGAACTAACATGGCAACTAAAACATACGTAACCGACAAAGATGGTGTTGTAGCAGATGCTTCTACTATAACCATGCCATCTGACAGGCATTTTAGAAATGCTTGGAAACTAAATGGAAGTGTAATGGCTGAGGATATGACTGAAGCTAAAAAAATCTTCCAAGATAAAATAAGAGAGGTGCGAAAGCCACTTCTTGAAGCTGAAGATGTAGCCTACATGAAAGCATTGGAAGCTAATAATGCGTCAGCAAAAGACGCTTCTGTCGCTAAGAAGAAGAAGCTAAGGGATGCTCCTGCTGCTTCTGCTATCTCTAGTGCAGACACAATAGCTAAACTAAAAGCTGCTTGGGATACAAGCACATTGGGTGACAGCCCTTACGCATGAGGTAAATAAATGGCTTTAACTAAAGTAGGCAAGGAAGGTATTACAGGAGTATCAAACTCTAGTGATGCCACTGCTATTACCATAGACAGTTCTGAAAGAGTAGGTATTGGTGGTTCTCCTGCAAGTGGAGAAACTCTAACAGTAACAAAGACTGGTGCAGATGCAACTGTTCGTGTTAATGGAGTAGCTAGTCAAGAAGCCGCTTTAAAATTACAGGGTAACAATACTGCTACTAACACTTTTAAGATTGCATCAGAGGAAGATGACTCAGGATTAACAATTCAAAAGTGGAACGGTTCTTCCTATGTAACACATTTAAAATCAGATGCTAATGGTCACATCACTAAGCCATTACAATCTGCTTTTTTAGCTAGAAAATCATCAGACGCATCGAACATATCAACAGGTTCAGGAGTTACAATTGTATTTGATACAGAAACATTTGACCAAAATGGTGATTATAATAACAGCACAGGAGTATTTACAGCACCTGTAACAGGAAAATACCAACTAAATGTTTTGGTGTATTTACAAGATATTCCTAGTAACGCAGGATACGTTTATGCTCAACTTAACACTTCTAACAATGCAGCTTTTAATATTATGGATACTGGTCCATTAGATGATGCTACACCATTCAAAACATTGAATATAAGTATTCTTATGGATATGGATGCTAATGATACTTCTAGCGTATTGGTCTTTCAACAAGGGGGAGGAACAACTACAGATATAGATGGTGGTACTGAGAATAATACTTCATTTTCAGGCTATCTAGTAGCCTAATAAGCCAATGCGAAATAACATATCTTAAAGGAGATAATAATGGCAAAAATTACATTAACAATAGAATTAGATGATACTCAACAGACTATTCTAAAGAATGATTTGTTGGATATTAATACATGGGTTCAAGAAGCAATGACAGGTAAAATTAATAACTGTTGGAAGAGGATGCAACGAGAGTGGACAGATAAGTTAATGAACGACAGTTCTTTTACTGACCCAATCCCAAGTAACCAAGCCGACTTTGTAGCTCTTGTGTTAGCGAGGTCTGACTACAAGAACCGTAAAGCAAGAGATGACGCAAGTAAGTTAGGATAACAATATGCCCTATATAGGAAAAGCACCACAGCAAGGCATCCGTAACAGGTTCATCTACCAAGCAACAGCAGGGCAGACAACCTTTAGTGGCTCAGATGCTAACTCACTCACATTGAGCTACCCTGACAGTGAGTACGTAGATGTATATCAAAACGGTATACTACTCAAACCTGCAACCGACTACACCTCTACATCAGGTACATCAGTCGTGTTGGTCACAGGAGCATCAGCTAATGATGTAGTAGAGATAGTCGTGTATGACACATTCAGTATAGCCAACAGCTACACCAAGTCTGAGTCTGATACACGGTATCCCTTCTTAGGTAACGACAGCATTATACGAACCAATGGTCAGACAATTAGTGCTGATGTAACAATCAGTAGCTCAACCAATGCACTGTCAGCAGGACCTATTACAGTCGGTGCATCAGCAACGCTAACAGTTAATGGATTTTATAC